AAAAATTGCATATAATATCGTGGAATAGTTTTGTTTTGACTTATTTTTTATTTAATTTACTATTGAAATAGGGGAGATCCCCACATCTTCAAGGTAAGCTAGCGTTATTCCCAATCTCCCCTACATAGGATAAGAAAATGTATAAAATAAAAGAAGAAATACTAGTTAATTTTGAAAATAGGAAAGTTAAACTAAAAAATCTATGTAGTTATTATGATAAATGCATTGAAATATTAAAAAATAGATTACATGTTTCTGTGGTTTCTGTGAAAACAAAAAAAGGAATATATTATGATTAATAAAATATTAAAAATGTTGAAACTTAAGCCTTCTTTTATATCAGTAGACATTACATTGTATCGAAAGGGTAAATATATTATTGTTCAGAATTCCCCAAAGAACTATTATTCAAATGGCGTATGATCTTGATTTAATTGCTAAGAAGGTTATTGAAATTCTTGAAAATTGTAATGATATTGTTACTAATTTGCAAGTTTATGGCCGTATAGGAGTTGGAAAGGATTGGTTTTATAGCGTTCTTCTAAAATCAGATTATTCAGAAACTATAAAGAATTTAATTAACAAAAATAAAGCTCTAGGAAGTATAACTGCTACTGATTGTTTGCGAAAAGCAGCTCTGCTTGGAAATATTAAAGCAGCCGAAACTTATGGTCGTATTGTTGATCCTTGTATACTAAAAGCCCTTGCTCCAAATCTTCATAAAGAAGATGATGAAAACAACCAAACTATCCTTTCTAAAGATGAAATGATGAATGAGATTGAGCGGTTTCTTAGCTCTAATGGGATTAAATAAAACCATTGGAATATTTAATTGTATACGATAAAGTGTAACAATGAATGAAATAAAGAAAGAAATAAAAATTGCAGTATTTTTGTCAGGAAAGACATTGTCATCAGTTTCTAAAGATATAGGTATATCCTTAGGTAATCTTTCCAACATGTTAAGAAGAGGTTCTATTCGGTACGAGGTAGTCAAGAAAATAGGAAAGTCTATTGGTAAAGATATTGGGTTTAAATAATGAAAGGCAAAAGAGGTGCTTTGTATGCAAAAAAAGAATGTTTTAAATTTAATAAAATATCATGCTGAAAAAAATGATGATGCCTTTAAAAAAGAAGCGTACAAGATCGCCAAATACTTTGATGAAACAAATAATTACCAACTTTCTGAGTATATTATGGCACTTTTGTCAGACGTAAATACTTTTTCTCCACAAATTACATATACAGATGGTATTTAACATACATAAATACCATCTGTTAGATTCGACAACACATACTTTTTTCAAAAAAATAAAAGTTAATACAACCTCGCTTCCTTTACCTGAAAGTATAAAAGATTAAGATTGTTAAAAATTCCTTTAATATTAGGTATGTTATTTAATTTATTAGCAACCGTACCGCATTTATCAATTGGTTATTCATTTGGTCGATTAGATATGTCTAAAGAAAATGAAATTAAATGACGTTAAATGGTAATTTTTTGACATAATTATAACAGTCTATAGAATAAAACTATGGACAAAACAAAACTTTCTAAACTTACAGATCCACAGATATTAGATTTATACACTAAACTTTCTCAGTTAGATAATCACAAGAAAAACAATATGCTTCAGTATATGGATTGGGATTCCTATGCAAAGCAAAATGCAGTAAGAGTTAAGATTCTTGATCGACTTCTTTATAAAAAAGGAGATAAGAAGATATTTGTTGTATTTGGTGGTAACAGGTCAGGTAAAACAGAACTCGGAGCTGGAATTGTAGCTGAATATTTAGAAAAGAAAAGTAATATTCAAGTTATGTGCGCCACTGTAGATTACAAGCTATCTGTTGCTGTCCAACAAACTAAAGTATCAAAACTTATGACAAAAAGCCTTATAGAATATGGTGTTTTTAATCCTGTAAGAGGCTATACAAACGATATTATTTTGATGAAGAATGGGTCTAAGTCTATATTTAGATCATACCAACAAGGTAGAGAGGCAGTTCAGGGTATGGATCTTGATCTTATTTGGTGGGACGAAGAGGGACCATGGGACTATTTTCAAGAGTGCTTAGCTCGTTTAACAGATAGAGATGGCATTTTCTTGCTCACATTCACTTCATTGTCTGGATTCACTAGATTAGTTAATTTCTTATGGGAAAGTGACAACCCGTTAATTGAATCTGTTGTTTTATCAATACTTGACAACCCATTTATACCTGAATCTTCTAAACAGAACTACTTAAAAACAGTTGACCCAGATGAAGTTGAGTCACGTGTACATGGAAGACCACATTTAAAAGAAGGTCTTATTTATAAAGAATTTAAACCAATCCATATTATAGAGCCATTTGATCATGTAAAACTAGCTAAAACGAATCCAAGACGTTATGAATTACATGAAGGAATTGATCCACATGAAAGAACACCACATCATTGGATTAGGTTTTTATATGATAGAAAAGAAAATAAAATATATGTGTGCGATGAGTTAAAAGCACCTGTTCAAAGCATGGTTATTTCTGACTACGCTAGGATGATAAAGAACATTAGAGGGTCTAATAAAAAGGGCCCTATATTACCGTTGTATTGTCAGATTGATACATCATCGCAAAAACCAGATGTTATAAACAAACACCCAGATGAAGATCAAGAGAATGCACATACGATTAGGCAAGAGTTTTATAGAAATGGTATAGAAACAATTTTATGTACTAAAGATAACTCTATAGGATTAGGTGAGGTTAAGAAAAGATTAAAAGTCGTTAAAACAGTTGATGGAACAATTAAGAGAATGCCTTTGTTATATGTATTTAATACCTGCAAGGGGACTTTATGGGAATTTGGTAGGTATAGTTGGGACAGTTACCAGAGTTCAAAGATTGAAGAGAAGAACGAAATGCTTAATCGACCTAAAAAGAAAAATGATCACTTTATGGACATAATTAAATATGAGTGTATTAAAATGCGTAATGATGTTGGTTCGGTAGATGAGTATGAAGAATATGAAGACCAATATGAAGGGATGGGATATTGATGGATTTAGAATATAGAAAAAAAGAGATTCGTAAAATTAAATGGTTTGGTAAATATTTAATTATTTTTTTGATTTAATTTTTATATTTGTTATTCTCGAAATATAAAACTAATTGTTTTATCTATCAGGAGATAAATATGGCAAATAATGATAACCCAACTAATAAAGAAGACCAAAATGATAAAGATGCTATGGAGTATTTCCTTGCACTCAAATCTAATTATTCATCACAAAGACAGCCCTGGGAACAGAAGTGGACGCAGGCTTTAGCTTCATACAATCTGACCGATAAACTAGATAAGATTTATGAAGGTCGTTCTCAGATCCAAGTTCCTATTATGAAATGGAAAGTAAATGGGATGGTCTCACGAATTAATAGAATTTTATTTAATATATCGCCAATAGGAAGATTGGAAGACACGAAAATAGAAGAAATAGATAATAATTTAGTTGATTTATGGAATAAATACATATTTGACTATCAACTTGATCAAATAGACTTTAAACACGCATTTAAGAAGTTTATAAAAAACAAAACTATAGAAGGAACGGCCGTAGCAAAAATAACTCAAGAATTTGAAGAAAAGCTATTTACCTTCTTTGATGACAAGGAACCTGAGGCTTTAATTGTTAAAGACAATACTTACTTTAGAAATATTCTTTTAACGGAGTTTTATAGTGACGTTAATAAAGAGGATATTAACGATAGTCAGGCTTGTATACATTCTACTTCAGTATCATTTTCACATTTAAAACAAAATGAAATTAGAATTGAGACAACAGAAGAAGAGACAGAAGACGGAATAGAAATTGCTAGTACTGAAGTAGGTTTTTATAAGAACTTAGATCTTATTACTATGAATGGAGAAAATTATACGGATCAACAGGCAGAATATATACAAAATCTAGGCTTAAATAAAGGGCAGACAGTCATGTTAAATAAAATGATGAAAGAGACAAACAAGACTGGGTTTGTTCATATTGATGAATGTTATGGCCTTTACGATCTTGAAGGTGACGGAATTTTTGAAGAAGTTGTATGCACAATTGCTCACGGTCGTTTCGTAATTAGATTAGAGAAAACACCATTTAAACATAAGAGATATGTTAGACCATTCATAATAGGTAAATATCATCATATATCAAATTGCTTGTATGGAGATTCAAACGTAATTTCAAGCAAAACACTTGTAATGGAATTGAATGCTTCAAGAGCACAAGCAACAGATGCTAAAACTAGGTCTATATCTAACATGTGGTACTTAGATGCTTCAAAAAGTGTTAAATGGGATGGTGTATGGAGGCCTAATGGTAAGGTGAAAGGACAAGGTCAGAATGGAATGGTACCGCTTATAAATCCTAATTTATCAAATGTATCTATTAATGATTCTGAGATGGCATCTAGAGACTTAGATCAGCTATGGAGTTTATCACCAGTACAGGAAGGAACTTCAGATTCACGACTAGTACCCAACACAGCCAGTGGGACACGACAGATAATTTCACAAAACGATATGCCTTTAAATGACATAATCGATAACACAATAGAATACGAACTAAAACCCTTTATTGAAATGGTATACGAAAGAAATCTCGTTTTTAAGAATTTTGAAGATTTATTGGTTGTTTGGGAAGAAAAAGATATACAAAAAGCTGACTTACCAGAAGATACAACGATGGCTGAGACTATGTTTGATTTTAATGTGAAAATATTAGGAAATTTAGAGCTTTCAAATGAAGTTGCTCACCAGCAAGGATGGCAACAGTTTATTCATTGGGCTACGGTTACTCCCCCAATTGCTAGACGTCTTGACTGGCAAGCAGTTGGACAAGAGCAACTTAAAGCATTTGGAATAAAAGATGTATCTGAAAATATTTGGTTAGATTCTGAGATAGTAGCCGAAATACAGAAAGAAGAACAGCAAGCACAACAGTCCGAGATTCAAGGCGCAGAACAACAAAGACAGAAACTGAGAGGTGAAGCTAGAGAAGATGCAACGTTTGGAACTGAACTATCTACAGAGGCAGATTTAGTTAAGATGCAATCAGAAGCCATTATAGAAAAAACAACGGGTCAAAAGATCCAATAGGAGAATAAATGGAAGATAAAAGGGATTATGTTTATGTTAATGAAATTAATGAAATGTTAGATACATTAATAAATAACATAAACGAAGAGATTGATTCTTTAGTAAGGTCAGATAAATTAGAATATAAAAGTTTAGTTAGATTAAGCTCATCAAGAGTAACATTGAAAAGAGTTAAAAGTATTATAGAAATAACATTAGATAATTATAAGAAGTAAAGGAGATTATATGAATACAGATGAAGTAATATTAAACCCGCCTAAACAAGAAGAGCCAAATGAAGCACCGCCACTACCAAAAGAACCAATTTATAAAAAGAAAGTCACTAACAAAGGTAAAATTGAAAGGGCTAAATCAAAAGGGAAACGCGCTTCCTATAAATTTGATGAAGAAAAATATAAAGAAACTGAAATATATGATGAGACAATCGACATTGAAACTTATAACAGAAGGGGGCAGTGGGTAATTACTAAAAAACCTACTGGAAGAACCCTTGAGAGAAAAGTATTAAAAAAAGAGTTTATTGAAGAATATGGAATGATTAGAAATAAAATATCAATGCATAAAGCTAAATGCTGTTATAGAACATGTGAGTTTTTTGATTCAACAGCTAAACATATAAAATCTGCGTATTCAAAGTTAGCCGGAAAACGAATCGATGGATTTTGGGTCACAGATTTATTTGATAGGTTCGGGTGGTCTAATGGAGAACAACTAAGTAGATCTCAGTTAGCAAAATCATATAATAAAAGAAATATTAATTCAGTCGATATTGCACAAGAAAAATTATATGGCATACTAAATACAGCTGACGTAGAGAAATCATACGTTGCTTTAATTGTTGATATTAAAGAAGAGTTTGCCAAAGATTTGAAAGAAAAAACAATTTACGGCGAATAGGAGAACTTTAATATGAGCGATTCGAATATAGAGGAAATGGACTTGGCATCTAAGTCTTTGGATGAATTAGACAGTATATTAAATAATTCCGAAGGGAAACCAGAGGAACCGGTTAAAACTGAAACTAATATTGATTCAGAAGGTAAAGATTATACCATTCAAACCCAAAATGATATTCAAGATAACAGTTCTGAACAAACTGATTCGGAGGATTCTACGGAAAAACCACAAGATGAAGTTGTCACTGAAGAAGAGGGTATTGAGCCCCAGTATAAAGGTAAAAGTGAAGATGACATTAGAGATATGCATAGAAACGCAACGCGAAAAATATCTAAGCAGAACAACGAACTCTACCATCAAAAGAGAAAGATAGAAGAACTAGAAGAAAAGTTTTCTAATTTTACTAATAGTAAAAATAAAGAAGAAAAAGACACTGACTATGACTCTATGATGAATGAGTATGAGGAAAAAGATCTTAGTGTAATTGATGCAAGAATAGACCGACGGTTTTCTGAAATTGAAGCCAAAAAACTGGAAAAAATAGAATCTTTAAAAGAAGCGGCACGTAAAGAACATGATGATATGTGGGACAATCTGAGTGAGTTTAATCCTTCGTTATTTAATGAAATTAAAGATGAGGCGGTTGAGATAATGAAATCAGATAAACAGAACACATATGAAAAGAAGGGTTGGATGAAGAAATTCATCATCGATCGAAGCAAAGGAACCACAAAGGCTAAACCAAAAGCTAAGGCAGTTATTAGAAAGAAAACGACAACAATAACTGGCGGTGGTGTATCACAGAATTCAGGCCAAACAATTAATAAGTCAATTAAAGAAATGACGCCTGATGAATACTTAACACATATGAATTCTCAGGGCGTTAAATTCTAATATTTAACAACTAGGAGAGTGAATACCTATGGCGGATCAACAATCGTCCCAAGCAGCCTTAACCAATGTGGTGGGTACTTGGTATTCAAAGAAAATTTTACAAGACTTCGAACCAAAAACAGTTTTCCATTCTGCTGCGCCAGTAAGGGCAGACATCCCTAAGGCAGGCGGAAAGACAATAAACTTTGATAGATACAACAAAGTAGCAAAGCTATTCTCTGATGATTCAGATGAATTTACAGCACAGCAAATGTATCTTTCAGCCGAAGTAGTGACAGCAACGCTTCATGAAAGAAACGGATATATTCAATTGTCTAGATATGCCGTACTTACAGCAAGAGGAAATGCTCTGGATAGAGCTTCTGAACATATTAAGGGAGCTGCTAAACGAACGCTAGATACCTTAGTTCGAAATGATATCGGTTTTTTAGTAGCAGACAAAGCAGTTTATTCTGCCGGAATGTTTGATAACATGGAAATTGATGGCGGAACACTAGGGTCGTCCGGTATTACTGCTAGACTGTGGACACGTAGAGCTGATGGATTCCCAATGTATCATAATAAAACACGAATAGCTCAATCAGCTACTGTTGTTTCTATTGCTGCTTCTGGGATGACAGTTAAAACGCTTCAGCATGGAGCACGTGTATTAGCAAGTAATGACGTTCCTACGCTTACAGATGGTACTTATGGATTTATTTGCCATCCTGAAGTTTCCTATCAGATTACGACTAATCCAGGATTTAAAGGTTGGGTTTCTCCAACTTCTAGTAAAGAGATGAAAGAATCTCCTATTAGTCGTGATATTGTTGCAGGTGCTTCAATCCGTACATCAACAGAAGGGTATAAATTCCCTATATCTGGGGACACTTTATCTACTGCATCCGGAAATGTGTACGCATCACTATTATTTGGTGAAGAAGCATACGGAGTATCGGAAATTAGTGGTAATGGAGGAGTTGATGGGTTCGAATTTTTCTTAAAACAGTCTGGCCCTACAACCGTAAGTGATCCTACTAATAAGAAAAGACAAGCTGCTTTTTCTATTACCGCAGTAGCAAGAGTGCTTAACAAATCTGCGGGTCTCTGGATCATAACAACAGGTACGTAAGTATTAGTTGCTATTGGTTTTTTGAATGTTATTATTTAAATAACGACTAAAATGTACATGTCCCTTATTTACCCATTAGGGGGCATGTTTTAAAAATTAATAAAATTGGTGGTACATGAAAAAAATTAAAATAGTCCGACTGACAAAAATTCAAAAAGAAGAACTCACAAACGCATATAATTCACAAACAGATAAAAAAATAACATTAGAGGAATTCATTAGTAATAATGATAATCGAACACTACTTGTTTTAAACCAAATCAAGAATATTGTTGAATGGTCAGACATTGAAAAGATGGTTGATTACGTTGCTTTGTTGAAACTATTTAAAACTGAAAAATCAGAAATAGAAATAGATAATGATCAATATAAGCTAATTATAAGTTCATTTAAAGATTCTGTTAAAAGTAAAAAGATAGTTGGCGATAATATGGAGTTAGTAGTTGAAGTTTATTCTAGTTTCAATAATGCAGATTAGTTTTTTTTAAAATAATTATAATTGGAGACGTTTGAATATGTC